TTAAGTTTTAAAGTTTTAGAACGAGTTGAAGCCAAAACCATATCCATATTGTGGTTCATAAACATTTTAACTTCGTTACGTGAACGTAAAGATTTATTAAATGCTCCAGGCATAATTCGTTCAATAAAAGGTAATGGTTCTGAGTCTTTATCAAATACTGCAGCATATCCGGTGAAACGCATACCGTCTTGTTCTCCGTCTATGCGTAATTCAAAATCTACGTCATTTTTTACACGGCGCTCTACTTTACTCACTGCTGTTTCCTTTTCTTCATGTAATAAGTTTACATTGATTGAGGCGAACTTTCTTTCATCTTTTTCTGCATCTAATCTTTCAACTAAGTTAATAGCGTAATTCATTGTTCGAGTGGCTGCTCTTTTACTTGGACCGGAACCCCACAATAAATGTGCAACTAAACCTGCACCTGGATATTCTTTGTCACTAGGGTTATTGTTTTTAGGGGCATCTAAATCAACCATGTGTCTTGCAATCCAAGGACCAATTTTGCGCCACTTCGGTTCACTAATTGTTCCATTAGCCATATCTCTTGCTGCACTAATTGTTGCCGGAACTAAACCGTCCCCACCTAAACCATCTTCGTAATACTTTAAACCACGTCTTGCTGCTGAACGCATGTATGCAGGGGCAGATAAACTTATAGCCCTTTCGTTATCGTCATCGTCTTCATCGTCATCATCATCGTCTTCGTCCATTTCTTCATAAAGTCTTAAATCATCTATTTTACTTAACGTTGAAAACTTATGCCCAACCTTTGTATCTGTTGGTCCGTATTCGCCCTCAGAGTTTTTTCTATAAATACGAATTAAAGCAGCAGGGTTATCAGGTGTTCCATTTATTGTGACACTTGAATCGGGAACGTTTATTGTTCCGTCCCTAACAATCTCTAATATCTTGCCTCTAGCACTACCACCTGAAGAATCCCAAATAACAAAGTCTCCAACTTTTAAATCATTAGGTTGTGCTCTTTCAATCAATTGTTGTGTTTCCATAATCTCCACCGGTTTTTCTTCCCACTTGTTGCAATAATAATCGTCCCTTACTTCTTCTTTCCATAACTCGCAATAGCCATTAACATAAAAAATACAATTAGCGCAATATCTGCCCTCTGGAACATCTTGAGTGTTCGCTGGTCGATAATTGTCCGGCAATAATCTTTCGCCACCAGGTTTAATATCTTCTGCTAACGAAGCAGCAACCATGTGATTTATTGCTTTTTGTTTTGTTTCATGACATCCAACAACTTCATAAGAACCGTCATCTAATCTTTTAACCATAGCCCAATTAGCGCATTCTGGTTCTGTGTTTGAAATAAAATATGGCATTACAAGGTCACCGCAAAATAACTTACAGAATGTCCACCTTTTGTGGAAATTGCATATATTGCATCTTTTGGATTTAATATAATTTCAAAAGTATCTTCTTTGAGTAACTTTAAACCGTTAGAGGTTGTTACACCTGTACCACCAATGTAAACAGAATCGGTATTGTCGTTATTGTGTAAATGCATTCTGTACGGCATAACACTTAAAGGACCAACAAATGTTGCTGCTGTTCCAACAGTTACAACCCCATGATGAATCATTTTTGATAAGGTCCTAACGGATCAGTAGGACTTAATTGTGCTAACGGTTGCAAAGCATTTGTTGGAATACCGGTGTGTGGAATATCCGGTAAGTTAAATGCTTTCATAACGGCCATTGGTTCAAAACCACTAGCAATAAGTCTTTGAGCGATAACCGTTAATCTTTCGGTTTCGGCTATGTTCGCTGCTGCCAAGTTTACGTTTGCTAACGGAACTCGATAAGAATCCCCACCGTCTACTGGTGTCATATCTTCAAGTTTTCTTATGTCGTTTATTGAAAGGAATCCGGCTTGATTACCTGTTGAGTACGCTGCGAATCTTGTTGAAATGTCGCCTCGCAATAAACCATCAACGTTGAATTTTATGTAAACGCCTGGTGGTAATAACCTTGAATATGCTTCTTCAATTTTTGTTATGTACGGTCTTAAAGTGTGTGTAACAAATTGGATACCGTTTGCTTCAACACTTGCGTAAGACATGGAACCTGGAGTTGTTACAGAAATCATGTGTGGTGGAACTCTAAAGATTCTTGCGATATCTTCAATCGCTAGTTTGCGCGATTCAATCATTTGCGCTTCGTTAGGGTCTACACCGGTTTTAACAAATTTTGCGCCACCATAAAGTATTCCTGGTCTATGTGCTTTACGAACTCCTTTATGGTGTTGTTCATAACCCTCAACTAAATCTACGGCTTGTTCTCTTGTTAGGTTTCCTGGATATTCGATAACACCTGAAGTGATTGAACCTTGACCAAAGAATCGTTGAGCAAATTCGTCTAACGCTGCTGCTAAACCTAAAGCGTCTTTGAGTTCGTCTACTCGGCTCTTACCTCTTATTTCACCTGGTAAAAGTAGTTCGGTTAAATGCAACATGTCAATTGACGGAACAACAAATTTTCCGTTATCAATAACATATTCAATTCTTCTACTATTTTGGTTCCTTTGAATTATGACTCTTTGTGGATTCAAAACAACAAGGTTTATAGGTTTACCTGTTGTATCTCTATAAATTCTTACGAAAGCGTTACCGTTAAGTAACAAAGAAACCATTACTTGTTGGAAGTGTTCAATTAAAGATAATTCTGCGTCTGGGCGATAGGTCCATTCTGGTCTTGGTCTAAAAGGGATACGTTCGTCATTATCGTTTGTGTAAACATCTAAAGGCAAAGTAGATACTGTGTCAGACAATAATGTGACACAAGAATATAAGGCACCAATTCTTAAACTATCAAGTTGGGTAATTTCAACGCCTGCTTTAGTTGCAAAAGCGTAACTATCGCCTACCCCGAAAATGGTTTGAAAAGAGATTGCTCTTTTTTCAAATAAATTATTTAGCATTTCTCTCCATCGCTATTCCAAATAAGATTACAAAAGTTCCTGCAATAATTAAGCCTGCCGGTACGGCTAATAAAACTGTTCCGATTGTTATTAAACTAGCACCTAGAATTTGTAAAATTGTGCTCATGCTACTCCTAAAGTGACCAAAATCCAGGGACTACTGTATCTTGCTGACGATACGCTGTTGCTCTATCATAAGCAATAATACTCGCTACTGCTCCATCTATTTTACGCGATGAAGATTTGTGTTCTTTTACTATTCTAGGTCCTAGTCTATCAACTTTTAGTATCGCATTTGAAATATGTCTTGAAATTAGAGGATTGCCGTCATGAGTTAAGTTTTCACCGGTTACGCTGTCATAAAACTTTGCGCACGCTGGAACCATACGAGTAGCAGAAGTGGAAGGCCATTCAACAATTGGAATACCAATTTCGGCTAATGCTTGCATGCTTCTTTGCCAACGGAAAGGGTCACATGCGACTTCTTTTATTTTGTAATCGCGACACCATTCAATAATTGTGTTTTCTACATCAGCAATATCTACACGCCAATCGTCTGTGTCTTCTGGTTGTTTTTCCCACGCTCTTACTAAAAATACGTGAGGTTTTTCTTCAACGGTTACACCAACGATAACTGAAGCGTCACCACTAAAAGAACCGTCAAAACCTAAAATTATGTCTTTATCTTTATAGTCTTGTGGTTCGGCTAACTTATCCCACGTTCCTGCTGGAAGCCATGCTTGCTTAGATGAAACCCAAGCATTTGTTCTTTTTGTACGAAACTCTGCTTCAGGTGTACGTTTAACTGCTGATTCAAAATCTTCAATATCGTTAATGTCATTAAACCCTGGATTGCCTAGTTTCCAAGTTTCGGGACTTCTATGGTCTGCTTCTATTGGGGCTTCCCACCATGACATAAAAAATGTTGGGTCATCTATTTCTTTTGTAACAATTTTTTTGCCATAATTGTAAAGACGGTAACAAATTGAATCTTGACCGTTAGTATCTGTTCTTACACCGGCTGTTGTTATTGCCATAAGTAAAGCGTTTTCGCGAGCACCGGAACCTAATTGAAGCACGTTATAAAGTTCATCATTTGGCGCTGCATGTAATTCGTCATAAATAACTAACGTTGGTGATAATCCTTCTTTAGAGAACGCTTCACTTGATAGCACTCGATAAATTGAACCGGTACTTGGCACTTCGATAACGTCTCTAAAAACTCTACATTGATCACGTAAGTCCGGTGAAGCCTCAACCATTTTCTTTGCATC